CTTAGCCTGATCCGTGGTTGCCGCCATAACAAGGCGACCTTCCATTGTCGAGCCAGCTTTCTGTACATATGCAGACAACTGCGCAGTATCAAAAGCAGGCACTTGAGCGGAAGTAATCCCGCCAAGGTTGGTCAGCGCACTGACAGCGTCTGTCGCTCCGGTTCCACCGTTGCTGATAGCAATGACATCACTGGTTGCAACAGCTCCAATAGACGCAGGCGTGATAGCAGCGATCTGCGCTGATGCCAGAGCTTCGACCTGTGCGCTGTTTGTAAATCCAGACACTTGATCTGTCGTGGCCAACCCAGCGACGATAAGGCTCTTCGCAGCAGTCTTGGTGTCGCCTGCTTGGTTTAAGACAACAATGTCATTGTCATTAACAATGCTTGCTACAGGAAGTTGAGAGATCTTGATGTCTGACATAACTTTATTTGAGCTGCAAAAATAAACTTAACAATACTAGCTACGAAGTAAATACGATTGTACCAGAGGTGGTAAATGTGTGCTTTGTAAACCCTCCAGATGAAGTAGCTGTTCCACCTGTTGCACGTTGTGCCCCTGAATACCAAATTATTACAATTCCAGATCCCCCTGAACCTGAAACATCAATAACTCCATTAAAACCGCCACCGCCACCGCTGCCTGTGTTAACTGTGCCGTTTCCTGCGATTGTATTTGTGCTTCTTGCCCCGGCCCCACCACCTCCAGTTCCACCTGCTCCACCTGCACTTGAATTAATCATCACTCCTCCTCCTCCTCCAGCATAGGTTGTTGCAGTACCTGCAACTGTCACAGATCGGCCTGCGCCGCCTGCACCTGCTGCCGTTGATGTTCCATTTACTCCAACTGCTCCCGCGCCTCCTCCACCTCCTGCGCCGCCTCCAATAAATCCAGTTCCGCCATTATATCCTTGTACTGGAGTTAATGCAGGAACATTTCCAAGTCCGCCATTAGGATAATCAATGTTGCTCGTCCCACCGCCGCCACTGCCTCCAGATAAAGCAACTCCCCAGTTATTTGACCCACCACCGCCGCCACCGCTTGTTAAAACTGGAAAAAAAGAAGAAGATGAACCGCTAAATCCTGAGCCTTGACCAAAGCCACAAGCTCCGCCTCCAGCGCCAACAATTACATCTATTGGAATGTTAGCTGGGACAGTGAAATTACTTTCCGTGAACACACCTCCTGCGCCACCTCCTCCGCCATCAAACCCGCCCCCGCCTCCACCCGCAATAACCATTGCGTTTATTGCAGCGGCTTGAGTCTGGCTTAAAATAATTAATGATTTAGCAAACATTAATAAGTGTAGTTTTTGGCAGAATTCCCATACCATTTCACTCCATCAGAAACAAAAGAAAATATATCAAGCCTCCCAGCTGTAGCAGTCATTACTGGTGCAGCGCCACCGGGCCAAGCAACACCCGTAAATGTAGCTGTCCCATTTCCTGTTACCGCTGCTTGTTTAAGGTACAAAACAAATGACTTTCCAGCACCTAATGGAGGCATTGTGAACGTACATGCTGTTGAAGCTGTAAGAGTGGCTGTTAAAACTGTGCCTGCTGTAATTGCCAATGTTGCTGATGCTGCAACAACCCCAAGGACCACCGTTCCTTCCGTGTAAGCATTAATTGCGGGAGCAGACAGCGTTGGCCCGGTTGCAAACACACTTGCGCCTGTGCCAGTTTCGTCTGTCAGTGCGGCAGCTAAGTTTGCACTTGATGGCGTAGTAAGGAATGCCGAAACGTTTGCTCCAAGCTGTGATGTTGCGAGCGCACCAATAGCGGCAGGCGTAATTGCAACAGCAGCCGCGCTTGTGATACGTCCCTTGCTATCTACTGTGAACTGACCAACTTCACCTGCTGACCCATAGGTAAGCGCAACAACTCCAGTCGTCGTCAACGCAGGGCCGGGATAACTGCCAATCAAATCACCACTTGCTGCACCAGTTGGCGTGCGAGAATCACTTAAACGAGCATCGTTGCCTTCGCAGTTTGTGTTTGCTGATGTCCCAAAAGGAAGGCGCATCAAATCTGCATTAACCCTTTTGGTTGTGCCGTCTTGAACAATTGGCACTAAATCCGTGTCATTAACGGATACGGCTTCTGGTAATTGGGAAATTTTAATGCTCATGGGTTAACCAATGTTAATGCGCTGACTAGCTTCAGTATTAAGAAAATCATCTGTTTGTGTCAAGATTCGTACACTTGCAGGAACATCTACTTTCTTGAACGCAAATGTCTTGGAGTTGCCTCTCACTTGAACTCGGGCAAAGTTTTTGTTTACGTCAAGCGCAGGATTGATGTTCCGCTTTCTGATGAATTGAGTGATCATGCTAGTAAGTGTACACCATGTCTAACTTTTGAACTTGGCCCTGCTGACGGACAAGAACGTCAATCTGCTGCTGAATTGCCGATTCAGCCAACTGCTCAAACACCATAGCTTCTTCAGCGCGACCTTCAGATTTAAGAAAGTCAGCAGAAACTGAGTTTGCCAAGTAGTCGCGAAACCTCGCTGGAATCTCGACGATCTGCCAATTTTCTTCTGGTTGATCAGCGGGAGTTACCCCTGCTAGAATGTCAGTTTTTGCAAAAAAGAAGTTGCCCTTGCTTGGCTTGGTTTTGTCCGCAATAAAGTAATTTCCATTCCCCTGTCCAAGATCAAAATAAATCTGCGCTCCTGCCGTGTATGCAGAGGTTGACTCGTACTTAATTCCAAACATGCGAGGCGGAACCAGCCTGTACTGCACAAATTGACGATCTGCCTGAAATGTTCTCAGGTAACTTACCTCGTCATCAAAAGACTCTGGAGTTTGGTCAGCAAAATCCTCCACAATAAACTGCACCGGAATAGACCTTGTTGACTGCCTTGGGTCGTTATTGAACACATTTAAACCGTGAAGTGATCCTTGTGGAATCTGAATCAACAACTGTCTATTGTCTAAAAACAACACCTTTGTCGTAAGTGGCCCGTTTGGCCCGGCATATGTGAAATAATTTGTGTCTGTAAATTCCGTCTCAATATCAATTGCCGTAATGTACTCCCCAATCTCGTCAGTTGCTGTTATGTAGGTAAAATTATACTGGTTGTCAGCAACAGATGTTAAGGCACCTTCATTTATAGTGCCGTAAAAAGGATTCAAAAACTTAACGTAAGACTCTGGTATTGTGCCTTTTTTGTAGGCATCATTCTCAAAGTCTTGCAAGTAAACCCGCTTGAAATTCGTATCGAAGTTAATGCGAGTTGTGTTGGTGTTTAAATCATTTTGAGTAAGAAGATCTTCCCCATCCTCAGACTCAATCAACTCGCTTGTTTCTGTTGAAATCGTATTTGTTGCAGGCTCAATTGACTGCACAGGCATGCCCGGCCAAGTGTACATGTACCGCTGCACATCAGGCCATTCCTCGCGATCCCAGATCACAGACAACCTGCGTCCTGTAAAGTCGCGGATTGCCCCGAATGCCTTATCGTTTAGCGTGGTGCGATCCAGACCAACAAGTTGGCAAACGGACGCAAGGATGTCACTAAACGGAACAGTCTTCATTGATAGACAGTGCGGGATCTAAAGTTGGTAGACGGAACCCAGCCTACACTAATTTCCTTTGTGCCGCCAGAGTTTACTTTGCACTGAGGATTATCACGCCAAAATTCAGCAAGAAACTTTTTGTCTTCCCAGCATTGATAGCCAAGTTTGTGACCCCAAAAGTGATAAGCGTCACCGGGAATGCTGCCCATTTTTTGTCCTAGTCCTTCAATGGATTTGTGGCGCATCTGCGCGAACTTGGCAGCTTGTTTAGACTGCACTTCAGCACGCACTCGTCTCATTTGCCATCCACGCCGAAACTCGGCTTCCATTACAGGGATTAAGCTGGGGTCAATGTTGAGCATAAAATGGTCCCTGTCTCTCCAGAGTGTCACGCCACTTACGGTGTGCGTTCACCACAACGCCTCATGTCGCGTTGCCGACGAGGCTGTCTCTCCAGCTAGTCACACCACTAGGTAGGTGTCACCAATCAAGCCTACGAGCTGAAGTCAAACTTGCCAAGACCCAATGGGTTCCCGACAACCAGACCGCAAACCGCTTCAACGAGGCGAGCAGGACCACCACCGAAACTCGGCAGAGCTTCAACAGCAGCGACGTTTCCACCGTAACGCACTTCGATCAAGTCCATGTTCAGGACAAGACCTTTGTACGGAGTCACAGTCCAAACTCCAGAGGAGATCGTCCCGAGAAACACCGTGGGATGCAATTTTACAGTGCCAAAGTCACCTTGAAAGACATCGACCGACTGGATGTAAGCCTCTGCAGAAGCATCACGCTGAAAGGTTTGCACCTTGGTTGCGCCTGCTGCCAAAACGCCACTGGTGGACGTAGTGGTTAGAGCGGTAGTGCCAAGGAGGCCCGTGAACGCACGCTTCAGATCCGTGCCAACAATCGCGTCATAGGAGCGATACTGACCAGTCTGGTTGTAGATGCTCTTGAGCAACCCCTGCACAGCCGTGTCCGTCATCGCGCTGGATGCGCCAGTCAGGATCGAATCCGTAGGAGTGCGGAAGATGGAAGGGATGTCGCCGGGGGTTGGCGTTCCGGTTCCAGCGGTGCTGATCCAAGTCTGAATCCCTGCCGTGAGGTAAGGAACAGATCCGTTGTCCTGCTGTGCAGTCTGGTTCGAGCAGAGAGTCGTCTCAATCGAACGTTTGCACTGAAGGATGGACTTGCTGACGTTGTATGCCAGCTCATCACGGACACCAGCCACTTGGGCAATGTCAGTGGAGAGTTTGGACACACGGACAGGATCCATACGGAAGACCTGCGCGTAGTTCGCAAGTTCCGCACGATAACCAACGTCGAAGTTGGTGTAATCGGTGGACTGCACATCAGTACCGTCAACCGTACCCCCGATTTTGGGAGCAGGATTGCTGTCTGCCTGCCAGCGGAAATACATGTTTCCGGGCTTGCTGCCCTTACGGGCCATAGACGTAAAAGGCGTGTCTTTTGCGTCAACCATGCTGATCATGTCAGCCAAGTCTTCGCGTTTACCACGGCCACTAAGATTCGGTTCAGTAAGAATTGCCATAAACTAAATAAGGTTGGGTTGTTAAGGACTAAACTAAGTCCATTGCTTTAATGAGGTCTTCAACTCCGCGCATCGAAGAATCCTTCGCAAAGGATTGCTTGGCTTTCTGTAAGTCTGACTGAGACATCGTCGCTGGAGCAGCCTTAACCGCAGGTTGCGCTGGGGCGCGTTTGATTGGTGCTGCTGTTTTCTTTGCTGCCTGCTTGGAGGCCATAGCCTCTGCGCCAAGTGCAAATATTCCAGCAAGCCATTCAAAATCTGGCCTACGTTTCAGCTCTGGAAAGTCTTTTAATACCTGTTGCACAACCTGATACTTTTCGCTTTTAGGATCTGTCAAAAATGGCATCTCCTTAATTGCGTTAGCCTTCACTTGTGCGTAATGCTGAATATATTCAGCACGGGCAGGCAATTCGACTTCCTTTCGCGTGATTGCTAAGTGCTTTATGTTGCGAACTTCAACATCACTAAGCTCATGCTCAGTGCCATCTGATGTCTTTAAAGTTCCACCATCTGGATTGTTTTCGCACCACAAGATCATATCCACTGCATTCTTATGCTCTTTCCTGATTTGTTCAATCGAGGTCAAGCGTTGGACTGCATCGGAAATATCTACCCTAGGTTCAGGAGCATAAGACTTTGCAGCCTCAAGCTCTTGTTGTAGTTTAGACAACTCAGCTTTCTGCGCTTCCAGTTCAGCTTGAGCGGCCTTCTTCGCAGCAACTAACTTGTTGATACGCTTCTGGACACCCTTGCTCAACGAACTTTCTTCAGCCTCGCTTTCTTCTTCAGCGGGTTGATCGGCTTCTTCTTCAGCTTCCACTTCCGAGTCCACAATTGGCTCCTCAGTCTCCGCTTCAGGTTCAGCCTGCTGCTCCTCTTTGGCTGGAGCCGCCCCTTCCTCGTCAAGGAAATTTGATTTAATGAAATCAGTTAAACTGTCTCCATCAATCGTTCCGAGGTTATTTGCAACGGGTACATTTGCTGCCTCCTGACTCCCGGAATCAGGCTGTGAGTTAGTCTTTATCATGCTAGAAAGTAGCAAGTCCTTATTTAATCATCACAGTAACGCTGTGAGGTCCGTTAGTGGCGTTATGCCAAATCTTCGTCAGGAGTCAAGCCATTTAATTGTCTCGCCTCTTGTCTCATATTTATCAAAGAAGATATAACATAGTTAACCGCATCAGCTTGCCCACAAAGATGTATTCTATCTTCTCCCTTGGCGGATTGTGAAATAGCCTGAAGCGTTAGACCTGTTTGCACCTCATTTAAGTGCTTCACAATCTCGCTCCAAAGCAGGTTTTTGCCTGCAAATCCAAATGCTGTCTTTTGATTTTCCGTCATTGTTGAGATACAGGAGTTACACCAATTCGGCCAACTTGAGCGTTTTGCTGTTGCATTACAGACATTTCAAGGCTCTTAACGTAGTTCTCAAAGAGCGCCTTAAAGTTCTCGTCCTGCTGGAGTGCCGCCTGTGCTTTCGGGTTGGCCTGCAAGATCTGCTGTGCGTACTGCAACTTGGTCTGTGCCGTAGGATCGTTCTCCTGATACAGCGCCTCGTTGCCAAGCAACATCATGCCGATATCACTCTGCACATCCTTAAACATCTGACGACTTGCGTCCTGAGGATTTAAGATAAGTTCCTGCGCCATCTCAGGTGCCACAGCTTGGATCATCATTGCTGTGAGCTTGTTGCGGTTTAGCACGCCACCTGTATCCATCTGTGCAACCTTGGTAAGGAAGTCGATCTTCTGGGCAATGTACTCCTTATCAAGATCCATGATATCGAACTTGACGCTCAGATCAAATTCGTTATGGATTTCAGACAAGCTCTGAGGCAACTGTCCGCCAGTGATGCGCTGAATTTCTTCAGGACTCATGTACTGGCAGCAAAGCGCAAACATCTGCCGATAGATGCTGCGCCAAGTCAAAAGCCAAGAGTTTACAAGTGCCTGTTGGGTAAGTTGAGTCTTTTGAGGCGCAACAAACGGATTGATCGTGCCAAAGTAAGCTGCGTGACTTGCTTCAACCCGTTTAATCAGTTCAAAAGCCACATTCGGCTCGCGAGCTGGCGGGTCCATGAACGTGTAGTCCGTTGGATTTACAACTGGCAAAGATACACCCGGCCCAACCTTGTTGATTGCTCCAATTCTCTTAACGACCTTGATGGGGGGAAGGGTTGAGAAGGCAGTATGATCTCGGATGGAGTCGTGCTGTGCTTTAATCTCGTCCTGATCTGTGTGAGCAAGTTCAGGGACACCACGACAATCAGTAATGGCACGACGAATGCACTCGCGACGAAACTCCACAAACGGATACTCTCCGTGAGCGTAATCCAACCTCTCATGAATCGCATATGAGATCCTTTCCTTACGATGATCTACTGCCGCTTGAGGGCAAATAACAGTGTAGTAAATACACGGAGCCTTGCCATCCAAACTCTTGGTATAGCAGTAAACCACCTCGATCATGTTCTGGTAGTTCAGGCCATTATAAACCAACATCTCTGTACTTGGCAGGATGTTCGTGTTGTACACCGTACTGCTCTTGCCTGCCATTTGGACTGCAAGTTCCACCCAATCC